ATAATGTTTATAAATAGTTATTTTCCAACTGTAATATGGAGCGAGGAAAAACCAGAGTTTGTTAAATCGTTAAACAAAGCAAGTAATAAATATATTAGTGATGCTCGTAAGAGAGAAAAAGCATTTATAAAAAAACATGGTGACTTTGGTAAATCATATCATTCAACACCATTAACAGTTGATAACGATTTTTTAGATTTTAGAAATTACGTAGGTCAAAAATCTTGGGAATATCTAGATCACCAAGGTTATGATATGACACAATATACAACCTTGTTTAGTGAGTTATGGGTACAAGAGTTTGCTAAAAAAGGTGGGGGTCATCATTCAGCACATATACATTGGAACCAACACGTATCAGGTTTTTATTTTTTAAA